TTTTAGCATATCTTGATTCTGTTACGAATGAACCATATTGGATGTTAATAAAATGAAAAAACTTTCAAGAGATAACCCACTGAACCAAGCTGACCTAGATGGTGATGGGATCGTAACAACGGAAGAACTTGATAAACATGAACGGTTCATTAAGATTGATAATCAGAATCGTAAAGAGGATCAAAGCCGATTTATGATTTTATTTAGTTTATTTAGTGTTACTGCATTTGTTGGACTTATGTTAACTCCTTGGGTAACTATAGAACGTGTTGAGGTCTTACAACCCATAGGAAGCACTTGGGTCATAGCTAATATGGGTATAATTGGTACTTTTCTTGGTGTGAATGGATACACAAAGATTAAGGAAAATGGAAAGTAATTAATGTATGAGTATGCCATAAAAGAGATTGTTAAAGTTGTTGACGGTGATACCGTTGATATTGTTATTGATCTTGGGTTTAATCTTTCAAAAAAAGAACGTGTGCGATTAGCAGGAATTGATACTCCTGAGAGTCGAACAAGAGATCTTGAAGAAAAAGCTATGGGTTTAGAAGCAAAAGATTTTCTTACAAGAAGATTGAATGATGGGATGGTTTCAGGGTTAAGAGTTAAAACAGAGAAAGACGGTAAGTATGGTCGTATGCTTGGGCATTTATTTTGTGGTGAGACAAACATAAATACAGAGATGATTTATAGAGGCTATGCTTGGGAGTACGATGGAGGAAAGAAAGAAAAAAACTTAAATGAATTAAGATTACGAAGAGGAACCGTAAGTGTCTGAGAAGGAAGATAAACCGTTTCAACTATCTGATAATAGTAATATAAGTATACCACTTCGTAACTTAATAAGTATGATCGCTGTAACGGCATTGAGCGTGTGGTTATATTTTGGTTTAACAGAACGATTATCTATGCTAGAACATAATTTCGATTTGTTAACTGTTGAAGTTGAGGAAAACGATCAATGGATAGATGAATGGTCGCCACCAAAAGCTGTGCAAGACACAATTTCAAGAGTTCAAGAATTAGAAAAACAAGTAATTGTTTTAAAAACGGAGCTTAAACATTTAAATAAATAACCTAGAGGAGTCGCTCGATAATGGCAAATATATACAATCCCCAAAAAGAAGAAGAGATACTTACACCTTTTAGCCCTATCTTGGGTTACAAGAAAATGTCTGCTGCTTTCGTTGAAAAATGCAATAAGGCTATAGACGATAATATGGAGGATTGGTCACATAATCTTGTTGGTAAAGTAAAAGAAGAATTAAAGTGGAACGACGATTTAAATAAAGCATGGACAGATGAGATGGGTCAGTTTTTAATGCGATATCAAAGTCATGCAGAACTTTATACATCTATGGGTACTCGAAATATAACACCAGATGTTTTAGATTATAGACTTGAAATCGCTAGTAGTTGGTTTGTTCGACAGTTTGAAAATGAATACAACCCCATTCATGTGCATTTAGGGTCAATGCTTTCTTGTGTTGGATATTTAAAATTACCTGATGGAATAGAAGAAGAATGGGAAGAGGACGATAAAGATCATCACCCAAGCCACGGTCACATACAGTTTGTCTATGGTCATGCTGCTAATCATACAGGCTCAAACTTTTTAATGAAACCAAGGGTAGGACACTTTATTGTTTTTCCTGCACACCTGCATCATTGCGTATATCCTTTTAAAACTTCTGGCGAAAGACGTTCTTTTAGCGTAAACTTCACTATTGCTGCTTCACCAAAGGAGGTTTCAAATGAGTCTGCTAAATAGTCTCATAGGTCCAGTTACAGGCATATTAGATAAGGTTATTGAGGATAAAGACCAAAAAGCTAAATTGGCCCATGAGTTAGCGACTATGGCTGATAAACTATCTCATGAACAACAACTGGCACAAATCGAAGTTAATAAAGCAGAGGCTGCTTCAGGAAGCCTTTTTAAAGGTGGTTGGAGGCCTTTCATTGGTTGGGTCTGTGGGGTTGCTTTTTGCTATCATTTTGTTGTTCAGCCAGTTATTATTTTTGTAGTTGCTGTTGCTGGAGTAACAATACCGGATTTACCAGAATTTCAAATGAACACGCTCTTAACAGTCTTGGGTGGAATGTTGGGAATTGGTGGCCTTAGAACCTATGAGAAACAGAAAGGATTGACGAAATGAGTGAATATAAAATGGTAGAAGTTGGAACAGACGCAAAGGGAAACTCTCTTTATCATGTAAGAGAGATGAACGGAGGAAGTCTTGTTTCTGATAAAGAACTTAGTGAATCAGAAGCTTTAGCTCTTATGAATGGCGGTTCTAAACCAAAATCAAAGCCAACAAAAGAAACTTCTGTTATTGAAAACATGACAAAGTTAGAACTTGAGGCTATGATGCGAACACATGGAATTGAACTTGACAGACGAAAGAGTAAAAGCGATCTTGTCAAAGAAGTAAAAACTTTTCTTAAGGAGAAATAAATATGGCTAGTATAAGCGATGCAGATATAACATACCTTATGGAGATGCTTGAGTTAGCTCAAGAAAAGGGTGACATGGATAAAGTTAGTGAGCTTAAATCAATTTTAAGAGGTAGCGGCTCATCAATAAGCGATGCAGACGTTAGTAAAACAAAAAATATTATGAAATTCAAAGATGGTGGTTTTCCTGATCTTACTGGTGATGGTAAAGTAACGCAAAAAGACATTTTAAAAGGTCGTGGTGTTCCTGGTTTTAAAGATGGAAAAGAAGTCTCTGTTTCTAATGAAATGAGAGGAGCTAGAAGTGCGATAAAGGGTCGTAAATTTAGCGGAGTATATTAAATAATTTTAGGATACTACAAAAAACTGTAAAATGGATGTTGTAGACTTTGCAAAACATGTGTATAAGAAGATAGAACAACGGGAGAATGATATTTCCATGTTGTTAATAACAGGTGCTGTAAAAGATTACGAGCAGTACCGGCATCTGGTAGGGGAGGCACAAGGACTCTCCTTTGCTAAGGATGAAATTAAGTCCTTGTTAGAAAGAAACGCAAACGATGTCGAAGACCTTATACGTTCCTGACCACGTTGCGCAAAAAGTTAAAATGGAGAAAGCTGCTAAAGCTTCTACTTCTGTAAACGTTGACAGCGCATATGTCGAACCAACTAGTAAAATATTAGATCCCACATTAATAGAAAAACCACTTGTAGAGAGACTACCACAACCTACAGGTTGGAGAGTGTTAGTTATGCCCTACCAAGGTAAAGCAACAACTGACGGTGGTTTATTAATACCAGATCACATACGAGAACGAGAAGCATTGGCAACTGTTGTTGCTTATGTTTTAAAAGTAGGACCACTTGCTTACAAAGACCCCGGTAAATTTGGGGAAAACTCTACTCCTTGGTGCAAGGAGGGGGAATGGGTGTGCATTGGTCGTTATGCAGGTTCTAGATTTAAGATAGAGGGCGGTGAAGTTCGCATCATTAATGATGATGAAGTTATTGCTAAAATTCTTGAGCCTGATGATGTTAAACATGTGTGAGGTATAAAAAATGGTAGATGTAGAACAAAAAGAAGATGTTAAAGAAACTGTTGAAGAAGAAGTTAAAGAGTCCGAAGGAGTTGAAATTACTGTGGAGAGTCAACAAAATAATGATTCCTCTGCGTCTGAAGTGGTGGTTTCAGAAGAGAAACCCTCTAAAGAAAATGAAGATGAGCTTAGTGACTATAGCAAACGTGTTCAAAAAAGGATTAAAGCCCTTACGGATAAGAACAAGGATGAGATACAAAAAAGCCAAGAGGCCATTCGATATGCTCAACAAGTTAAAGAAGAGAATGAGAAGCTTAAACAACGTATTCAAGGGTTAGATCAAGGTTATCTAAGTGAATACGGAACTCGTATAGAGTCTCAGCTTGCAGCAGCAAAGCAACTTTATAAAGAAGCTCATGACGCTGGTGACGCTGATAAATTGTTTAACGCTCAAGAAACATTATCTAAAATAGCTATTGAACAAGAGCGTTACAGAGTAGCAAAAGATAGAAATGACAGGGCTAAAGAAATAAAATCTGAACCTGTTGCATCTACGCAACAGC